CGCCGCCCGTGCCAGATGGCGTAGATGTCAACGAGCTGCTCGAGTTCAAGCGTCGCAAAGAGCAGGAAGAGCTCGAAAGCCAAGGCAAGTACAGCGAAGCTCGTCAGGCATTAGAGCAGCAGTTCCGTGATGTCACGTCTGAAAAAGACAAGCGGATATCTGAGCTTGAAGCACGCGTCAGGGAATTGGAGCTTGTCAGTCCTGCCGTGTCTGCGCTGGCAGATGTTGTACACGACCCCGATTTGATCCTCAAGACCAAGCTCAGCGCCGACAAGATCGAGCGTGAGCAGGATGGCACAGTCGTGGTGGTGGACGGCTACCAGCGCATTCCGGTTCAGGAATGGGCAAAGACGCTGCCCGCATGGATGCAGAAACAGCCCAAGCCCCAGGGCAGCGGTGCACCGACCAACCGTGGCTCGAGCGAAATGCCGACCGGCCTGAAGAATCCATTCACGCCCGAGCATTTCAATCTCACTGAGCAATCGCGACTGTTCCGGACTGACCGCGATCTATATGAGAGAATGAAAGCTGCAGCTAAATCGATGTAAGATGAAGCTGTAAGTGAGCAAGGCTACGCCGAGCCGCTGGGGCTACGCCCACAACCGTAAACCAATCTTGAGGATTTGTCGTGGCGACTCTTCGCTCTGACATCATCATCCCCGAGGTATTTACGCCGTACGTCATCGAGCAGACCACCCAGCGTGATGCCTTCCTGGCTTCCGGTGTGGTGCAGCCGATGGCTGAGCTGAATGCCACGGAGGGCGGTGATTTTATCAACGTGCCTTTCTGGAAAGCCAACCTTTCCGGCGACTTTGAAGTGCTGTCTGACAGCACCAGTCTGACCCCCGGCAAAATCACTGCTGACAAGCAAGTCGGCGTGATCCTGCACCGTGGTCGTGCCTTCGAGGCCCGCGACCTTGCTGCCCTGGCAGCCGGCGCTGACCCCATGGCCGCCATCGGCGCCAAAATTGCCGATTACGTTGCCAACCAGCGCCAGAAGGACCTGCTGTCCTGCCTCGGCGGTGTGTTCGGCAGCCTGGGCGCTACCAGCAGCTCTGCCGCCTTCTTTGGCCTGACCATCGATGGCGAATCGGGCGATACCCCGACCACGCTGAGCCCCCGTCACGTGGCTGAAGCCCGCGCCCTCCTGGGTGACCAGGGCGACAAGCTGGCTGCCGTTGCTATGCACTCCAAGGTCTACTACGACCTCGTTGAGCGCAAGGCGATCGACTACGTGACCGAGACTGATGCCCGTCTCACTTCCAGCGTGACTGATTTTGTGGGTGGCAGCATTGCCTCCGCATACGGTCCGGTCAGCGTGCCCACCTACATGGGCCTGCGTGTGATCGTGTCTGACGATGTGCAGACCGATGGCAGCGGTTCTTCGACCGAGTATGCCACCTACTTCTTCACTGCTGGCGCTGTTGCCAGTGGCGAGCAGATGGCAATGCAGACTGAGACCGACCGTGACATCCTCGCCAAGAGCGATGCCATGTCGATCGACCTGCACTATTGCTATCACCCCGTTGGCGCAAAATGGGGGGTGACCACCACCAACCCCACCCGCGCTCAGCTGGAGACCGTGAGCAACTGGTCGAAGGTGTACGAGCTGAAGAACCTCGGCATCGTGCGCGCCACTAATACCTCCAACATGGATTGAGGTAACTAATCATGGCACAACCTTCCCAGTTTGAACTGTCCACTGAGCAGTACATCACTGCCACCCACTACATCGCCTCCTCGGTGGCTGATGTGCAGTTCTTCACCGCTCCGGCGAAGTGCGAAGTGGTCAGCATCCGTGAGGTGCACGCCACTGCTGGTAATGACGGCTCCGATGTCACTGGCACGATTCGTCGTTGCCAAGGCACCGAAGCCGCCACCGCTGGTGATGACCTGCTTGGTACCACCAAGATCAACCTCAAAGGCTCTGCTCTGACCGAGCAGAAGTTCGATGCGGCTGATTCTGGTGAACTGACCAGCACCGCTGCTCATCTCATCCTCGAGGCTGGCGACCGCCTGTCTCTCGATGTGACCGGTACCACCACCACTCTGGCTGGTGTGATCCTCACCGTGCTGCTGAAGCGCGTCTGATGGGGCTGTTCGCTTTCCGGCGACTGCGTGAACGGGAGGCTCTGGCTACGGCTGGGGCCTCTTTTTCTATAGCGGAGCCCGAGCCTAAACTTGAAGTAACTCCAGACCAACCGCTGTCCACAGATGGCAATAACAATCGACGCAACAGTGGGCGGCGCAAACGCCAACAGTTACCTGACGCTGGCAGCGGCGGAACTGGTGATTGAAGGATTCGTCCAGGATGATGACGTAACGGCCTGGGCGACTGCAACGACAGATCAAAAAAACCGAGCACTATATACCGCAACTCAACGCCTAGATCGTGAACGCTTCCTTGGTGCTCGGGTTACAGATACTCAAGCCCTACAGTGGCCACGCACCGGCGTGCGTAAGCCTGATACTTATATCAACACCTATGCTGTCGGCTTTCCGTTTCGCATTACCACGGATTATTACACAGACACTGAAATTCCGGATCAGGTCAAAAAAGCCCAGTGCGTCCTGGCCGTATATCTTAATAGCAACAAAGACGGACTTGCTTTGAGCGGGCTGGAAGATTACAAGAGCGTGAGCATCGGCAGTCTGAGTGTGACCACCGCTGGAGCCAGCAGCCCAGCCACGGGCGCTGATCGTGTGCCACCAATTTTTGAAAGATATCTGACAGGCCTTAGAATCAGTGGACCAGGCAATTTTTCGATCCGCAGGAGCTAACAATGGCTGAAAACGACACCTACAACATTGGCTTTGAGTACATCAGCGACACTGCAGCCCATACCGGTCGGTTCTGGAAGTTATATGCCGTGGCCGACGCCGTGATCAGTGCTGCGACGGTCCAAAATGCAAGCGGCAATGCTTTCACCTCGGTACCTTTGGGAAAGGGCGACGAGATTGAAGGCGTGTTCACCAGCGTGACATTGACTAGCGGCAAAATCGTCGCTTACAAGATCTGATGGCCTATGTAATCCCCGGTGGTGGTGATGCAACGGCAGGGGGCAGTTTAGGCATCCCATCACATGACTATGTGGTCAATACATATGATGGCGCCAATAACCTTTTGACAGCCACCTTTAAACGTGGAGGTATTAGCGGCAAAATCGTCGCGACGCTCACGATGACTTACGACGGAAACAATAATCTTTTGACCGTAACTCGGAGCTGAGCAATGGCTTTTAAGCTCAATCCGTTTACCAGTCAGCTTGATACCGTACGCAATCAGATGCTGTGGGGGTCGTTTTATGACACCACGGATCAGGTCGCAGTGGCGGCAAATACTGATTATTCCATCGGCATCAACACAACAGATCCAGACAGCCGTGGGATCAGCATTGCCTCTGGTTCGCGGATTACTTTTTCTCGCGCTGGTGTTTACAGCATCACTTATTCAGCTCAATTTACAAATTCAGACTCCCAAATTCACGACATTAACGTTTGGCTGCGTAAAAACGACAGCGGCTCTAGTGGTGATGTAGCAGCATCTGACAGCAAATTCAGCATCATTGCAAGACACGGAGGCGTTGATGGCAACGTAATTGGCTGCGTGAACTATGTGCTCAAGCTTGCCGCTAATGATTATCTCGAATTGATTTGGTCAACAACTAACGTGACGGCCAGCCTCCAATCTTTGCCCGCTGCCACTTCAGGCCCCGCTCATCCCTCCGTGCCTTGCATTATTGTCACGGCTGTTCAGGTCGCCTAATCTTTTTCCATGGCACTTGCAACCTCACTACGGAAAGTTGCCAGCAAACTGATGCTGCGATTCGGGGGCGATGTCACATACCGCAAAGTTGCGCCTGGCACATACAATTCAACCACTGGTGCGATTGTGGAAACCGTTACCGAAACAGGCGTCAAAGGCATACTCGAAGACGTAAATCTGCGCGAAATCAACGAGCTGATTCAGGCTGGCGACAAGCGCCTGATCGTGGCTGCGCTGGATCTGAACGGCACCACGCCATCCACGTTCGACCGTGTTGTGATTAGCAACATCGTGCATCAGATCATCAGGGTGCAGACGATCGAGCAGAACAATGAGCCCATCACGTACGAGCTGATTCTGAGGGTCTGACATGGCACGGCGAATCAACCTGGCACAGACGGGCGATTACGCTATAGACCAATTCGAAAAGCTGCTGCGCGTGACGGTCCTCAACACCGATCGCAAGCTGAAAGAAGAAAGCCCTGTGCTCACTGGCAGATTCAGGTCGAGCTGGGTGGTTTCCGAGAATAGTGTGACCGAATTTGAAGCAGAAGGAGCACAAATATCCAAAGATGTAAAAGCGATGAACAGACAGAATTACCAGCAAGAAAAGCTTGGCGGTGTCTATCACATATCAAACAGTCTGCCCTATGCAGAGGCGCTGTGTTATGGGACCAACCTGCCACCATCATGGAAAGCAGCGGGCGTGAATGGCAGCTTGCAGAACCCGCCAGGCTGGGTGGATCTGATTGCTGCTGAAATCACAGCTAGCGTACGGGCAAGCGCCGAGAACATCGCAAGGTCGTCCTGATGGCAGCTATCAATCTCAATACTATTAGGGCTACGATTGAAGGCCGACTTGCCACTGAACTCGCATTATCACCTGCGATCCCGGTGGTCTTCCACAACATGCCGTATAACCCGGTCAACAATGGCGCTTGGGTTCAGTGTCTGGTGTCTTTTGGCGCCAACACCTATCTGACCATGGGTGGAACATCGGGCAGCAGCAACAATGTGCTTGGTGTGGTGGTGATCAACATATTCTCTGCCAAAGGTGTGGGTCCAGGCGCCAACCTGACCGTTGGAAAAAGAATTCGAGATCTCTACAATAGAATCGTTGTAAGTGGGGTTCATTTCGATCCCCCAACAGGGCCCGAGGTGGTGGCTTCGCCATCTCCAGAGGGTTTCTTCCAAACACGGGTCAGATTGACCTTTGAAACCTTCGAGGATCTGTAGCCATGGCGTTTTACCGTGGACAGCAAGGCTCCGTCAAATTCGATGACGCGGGCACCACTGCTGCAACCATCACCAGCACCCGCTCGTGGTCTTTGACCGTTGAGAAAGAATCACTAGACACCACCGCCCTTGGCGCTACCTACCGGGCAAATGTCGGCGGGCTGATCAGCGGTTCTGGATCCTGCGAGGTTCTATACACTGCTAGCAGCTCCGATGAAACCAACGCTTTCATCGAGATGGTCAATTCGGCCAACGATGAAGGACTCGCGCTTTTTGAACTGTTCCTCGACACTACCGGCACCAAGAAAATCAGTTTTGATGGTGTCATCACTTCCGCTGAGTATTCCGCTACCGTGGGCGAAATCGAGATCATCACTCTCAATTTCGTGACCAACGGCACCATCACTCTGGACATCTGATCATGGCTTTTTATCGCGGCCAACAAGGCACCGTTTTTTTTGATAAAGCTGGTAGCGGCGGTCTTTCAGAGATTGCTGCTGTGCGCTCTTGGTCCATGACCGTGGAAAAAGAGTCGTACGACGTGACCTCCCAAGGTGCTACCTATCGCGCCAATGTTGGTGGTCTGATTAGCGGATCGGGCACCATTGAAGTCATGTATGACGCTCCCGGCTCTGGTGACAAACTTGATCTGATCAAGGATGTCAACCAAACCACCGATGAAGCCGATGCAGCTGTTGAGCTGTACTTGGACGAAACCGGCGGCAAAAAGATCACGGGCACCATCGTGGTGACAAGCAGTGAATATTCTGCTACAGTAGGTGAGATCGAGATTGTTACTATCAATTTCGTTTCTAGCGGAACTCTGACCTTAAGCATCTAATGCCCGCCGCAAATCAGCGCCCTGTTGACCTGCTCACCGGGGCGTTTGACCTGAACCAGCGTCGTCGGTTTGACATCAAAGGAGCCGATGGCGCTGTTGTCTTGTCGCTGTATTTCAAACCCATCACCCGCGCCGATCGCAAGCGTGCAACCGCGATGGCGGGCACCGACGAGGCTTTAGAGATCAGCACGCAGATGCTCTGCCAGATGGCCGAGCTTGAAGACGGCACCAAGGCATTTGCCGCTGCTGACGCCGCCAAATTGCAACGCGAACTGCCAGAAGACGTTCTCAACGAGCTTGAGCTGTTCCTGTTTGGTCTGGGTAATGCACCCTCGCTTGAAGAAGCAAAAAACGGGTAGAGGAAGACTCATGGCTATTCTTTGAGCTCTTCCTTGCAACCGAGCTTGGCAAGACGGTGAGCGAGCTAAGGCAGCAGCTCACCGAGGCCGAATTCATGATGTTCGCCGCCTACTACGAAGTTAAGGGCAAGCGAGAGAAAGAAGAGATGGACAAAGCCAAAGCGCGTCAACGCAGGTAGACTGAACTCAAGATAGGTCGAGCGCTGTGCCTGCTGTTGCCGTTGTAGACGTACAGGTAAATAGCCAGAGCGCTGTACGTAATCTGCAGCAGGTCAATACTGCGTCTAAAGCAGCCCAAACAAGCATCGGTGGGCTGCAGAATGCAGTCACCAAACTGGCAGGCTCTTTTGCAGCAATTCAGGCAGTTCGGTTCGTTTTTGCCAAAACGGCAGAGATCGAGACACAGACAAAAAGCCTGCAGGTGCTGACCGGCAGTGTTCAGCAAGCCAAGCAGAT